GCTCCAGGTCTTCCGCCGTTGGTGAGGAGGTAAGGCCAGAGATACGCAACTCGACATACGCGGCGTTTATTCTGTCAACTTTCGTTGTCACTTGAGGTCGCCCTTTTTCCTCCGCGTTTTGCGCGGGGCTTTTGCTCCTTCAGTTTTTTCGTGACGCTCTTCAGCCTCGGCCTCTTCGGTCGCGGTCTCTTCAGTTTTTTCCTCAGGCGGTGTCCCCTCCTCAACCCTGGGCAATTCAACAGCTGCAACCTTATCCGCGCTGATTGCTGCGTCCTTGGTTAAAAAATACTCCCCAGACGCTACGCTGTGTTCAAATCCGTGTTCGTTTACTTTTACCGGGGATCCGGTTCCCCTCTTAAACAAGATAATTGACATTTTAACTCCTCTTAAACAAGATAATTGACATTTTAACTCCTCAAAACAAGGGCGGGTTTTACGCCGCCCTATCAGGTTACGCCGCTACAGATACGCCAGAAGTTGCAAACGTGGGGACTGCGCCATCAACATAGATGCCAACAGCTGCTTGCGCCATAACGGTATGATCTACAGAGGTGCAGTTCTTCAAGATAACCACGCCCTCAGTCTGTGCTGCTCCGAATCCAACAGCATGGGCCGGAGTAGCTGCCGAAAGGATATTATTTAAAAACGTGGACTCTTTAACCAGCAACATTCTTTCCACGTCTGTTGCGTTGGCCCCATATATTGCAACGTGCTCTGTGCCTCCTGCTTTGCTGAGAAACAAACTGTTTTCAATATACGAATCCCGGCATTTTTTCCCGGCTAAAGTTGCGGTTAAAAGGATGTTGGGACGAATTACATTGTCCGCTATGATGTTTGCTGTCGATCCAAAGGTACTGTCATAAATCTGCGTCCCGTCTCCATTGTGTAAAAATTCTGCCGCACCGGTCTGGTCGAGGTCAGTGTCTTTGTAAAATTCCATATTGAAAAATCTGGAAAATTCACCGCCCTCGGCAAATGCGTACAACCCTTCAGTCACCGTGTTGCTGTTCATGACTTTAAGGCCCATGAACGTATTCCGGACTCCGGTATTCTTGATTGTGGCAATATTGGTAGCTCCGGAAGACAATGCGCAAGAAATCTTCGCCCCCTGACCGTAGTGACCGAGCATTCCGTTGATTCCGATAGTATGCAGACGGTTCTTGGTGATAGACACCATTGCCGTCTCAACAACAGTGGAATCACCATTTATCAGGATTACATCATTGTTGTTGTCGGTGGCCGCCTCAACAGCTGCCGAGTAGGTTTTGAAAGCATCAGCCCATGACTGCCCGCCATTCCCTGGGGTGCCCCGGCGATAGTCCACATACCAGATATTTCCCGGCCCGGTGAGATTCAATGCTGCCTGGATTTGGCTCCGGGAAGTCTGCAACCCGGTATGGTAAAAATCTCTTGTTTTACGCATTTCTTGCTCCTTTGTTCAGGATGCTTAAAGCATCAAGGATTAGGTGGTTACAGGCGGCTGAGTTGCGCCTTTCGCGCCAATCAGAATCCAGCCGATAGAATCATCAACATACAGCAAGACGGCCTGATCCTGCGCGTCGGCAAAGACGATGGTCAAAAATCCGGTCTTGGTGGCCGGGGTCAAGGTGCCATCGCCGCCGCCATCAGTGGTCAGGTTGATAACCAGCACCTGACCAGGTACGCCATCAGCCAAGGTCAAAGCCTCAGCATCGCCGCCTGTCGTTTTGGCAACGTAGGCGTGCGTTACAGGGATAGCCAAAACATCAGCGGCACATGTGGTATTCAGATCATCGGTGGCATCTGCATCGTTTCGGTGATAAAGTTCACCCATTCTCAAAATACGGGACATATCGTTTACTCCTTTGGTAAAAAGGGGGCACTAGGCCCCCCTCATTGGTTAGTAGGTTACAGCGCATCCACAATTTGACGGGTCGGCGATGGTTACGCCCCACCAGGTGAACAGCCGGAACCTGAAGTTCATAGTGGCAATGTTGCCGTCATACAGCAGATATACGCCCAGACCGTTGCTCATGGTGTCACTCAGCACCTTAGCAGTGTTGAACTGGCTGAACAGGCTGGCCGGAATGGTGCCGCCGATGACCTCAACCGCCATCTTGTCGAAGAACAGGTTGACCTTGTTCGACGCATCGGTGTTCAGCCGGGTGATGGTGGCAGCGTTCAAAATCTGTGTGTCGATATTGGCGTATGCGGCCTCAACCACAGACAGGCTGGAATCATCGGCGGCAATGGGTTTCGGGTATACCTTGATATGGGTCGAATCAGTCAACTCGATAACCGTGAAAATCATTGCCTGGCCGGTGTTGGTCTTGTCGCCCTTACCGAGCGCGTAGACAGGGACACCGGAGTTTTCGATGGTGATCTTATCTCCTACGGCCAGGAGAGAGCTGTCGTTGACAACAATCGAAGCCTCGCGATAGTCCACGTTGGTAACGACAAGGGTGGTCGCGTTTACGGACCCCGCCTGCGGGGCAAAGCTCTGGTTGCCAGTTACGGTTACAGCAGGGTCAGCGGCACCGGTGATGTTCGGCAAATAAGAGCCGGTGAATAGATCGAATCCGGCAATATTCTTTCCGATCTGCCCATTTTTCCAAGTCTCATCGGGGCGACCTTGCAAGGTCTGCCGTGCGGCGAGGTCTTTGGAAAAATGCAACTGGTCCCGATCATTGAGGATGAAGGTCCGGCCATTGTCGATCAACTGCCGCTCATTCATCATGGCCTGAGCCTCAGCGATAAACTCATAGCCAGAATCCACGTTTGACCGATAAAACAGCGACCCTTGATTTTTGATGGACGAAGCAATCTGCGTATTCAGATACATGGCCTGTTTCCGCGCGGATACTTTGGCGCGGTCAGCCCAGAACCGTTCGGTGCGCATATCGTCTGCCCGCTGCTCTACCCAATCGTTAGACGGGGTGCCGAGAACTGCGGGGTAGGTCTCCTGTATGATGCCTGTCTCCTGGTTGGAAACGTCCCACCCAGAAATTACCGGGGCATGCTGCTGAACAGGGGTCCAGATGACGTTGGAGCTGTTCTGCATCTGCTCCCCGTCAGGCTCATGGAAATTGACCTTGTCCAGCAAGTCAGTCTGCTGGTCATAGGTCTCGATAAACTTTTCAAACATTACTTCGGCGACTTTGCCGGTGGTCAATGATGCCATGGTGGCTACTCCTTATTTACCATGTGGACACATTCACGCCTGCCGCTCTTGCCTGCTTCTTGGCGCTGTAAGCCTTTTGCGTGTCGCCGCTTTTGTGTGCTTCCTGATACAACTTCTTCAGGGTGGCGGCATTCGCATTAGGTGTAGCATCGCCTTTCAGTTGGCGGGATGGCGTCGGGGCGTTGGTGGTCCGATTTTTTGGGTTAGTGACAAGTTCCATTTGTTTTCCAAGAAAAATTCCTGCTTTAAGACCAGTCTTGTCTTCTGCAAGCAAGGACTGGAACTCCCGCAGTATTTCAGGTCGTGCGCCAACACGGAACAAGACCTTTTCCGATCCTTCGCCAAGCAGAGAAATAAGGTGATCAGTAATTGCCTCCCCCTGCCCAGGGATTACAACGTCGATCGCTTTCCTGATCGACTCGTCCGCGCTCTTGTATTTCTCCGGGGCGATTCCGTACTTCGATACGAATTCATCGGCGCGCTTATAGTGCGAATCAACAGAGGCAGTTCTTTCTTCCTGCTGCTTCTTGAGCTGCTCTGCCTGATTTGTTCGGCCTGCCAACTGAGAAAGCCGCTGCTCCTCATATTGGTCAAGTGCCGTTTCAAACTCTTCGTCGGTGTCGAACTCTTCGACCCGTGGGCGCTTCAGTGTTGCAGTGGGCGCGATACGTCCGGCCTTAACTTCTGCCAGTTCCCGGCGCAACTCATCAATTTCGGAGTCGCGCTCTTTAATCCGGCCCTTCAGCTTTTCTTTCAGCCGAATATGAGAGGCTACCGGAACACTTTCGTCTGCCTCGTCTTTGTCGATGTTCTGCCAAAACTCAGCTTCTTGATCCGGTTCTCCCTGATCGTGTTCTTCGGTGTCCTGTCCGGCGTCTTCCTTTTCGGCCACGTCCTGATCTGCAACCTCTTCCTCAACTACTGCTACTTCTTCCTCGTCTGACATCCTGTTTTCTCCTACAGTTCGGTTGTCCTGACTTACGCCCCGTCAGTTAGGGTCGCTGGCATACTCCCCGCCAGCTAGGGACACCGGGATTACCCGGCTTGTAATTCTGAAAAAAGCTCCTCTGTGCTCATCTCGTAAGGATTGCGCAAAGGAATCTCGTTTGCTGCGGCTTCGATCTGCTTTGCAAAAGTGTCAGTTCGCGTATTCTCAATTTGTGCGTCCGCTACTGCGGCGTTCACTTGCACATCAAACCTTTTTGTTTGAGAATCAAAAGACTCAATCAACCGTTTCAGCTTCTCGTTTGCCGCCTCAAGTTGCATTTCTATGCCCTTGCGCTGCTGCTCCAGGAGTTGGGCCTCGCCCTTCTTGTCCTCGGCCATAGCAAGGACCATTGCGGCATCTGGGGCCTGATTCTTCTGCGATTCTTCAAGTAGCTGCTTCTCTTCATCGGTCTCTGGGGTCTTAAAGCCTTGGAGAACGAGTTGCTTGTTGGCGTATTCCCTGATATCATCGAAGTTCACGCCATCAATCAAGGTCAGCATCTTAAGATACAGCGCCTTGCGGAGGGGGTCTCCCTCTGGCACGGTAGAAATCAACTCTTGCAGTCGGTCAATGGTCTGCTCTTTCTTGCTGCTATAGCTTGCGCCGATCTGGCTATACACCTCGAACTCGGCGTTGCTTAAATCGTTGAGCGTTACGAGGTCTCCGGTTTCCTTGTCGATGACTGTCTGCATCACCATTGATTCTTTGGTGGTGCCATCTGGTAACGTCATTTTGATTTTTCGGGGCACATCATACACTGCTGCCGCCATTGAGGCATAAACCTGGCCATCCCTGCGCTTTGCGTGCTTGTAGTGTTCCTGGTATACCATGGACTGCATATCAAGCCGCCGCTGCAAAGCAAGAACCGCCTTGCCAGACAAATCAGGGTCAGCAATGTCTTGTGGGATTCCAGGGTTTGCTACATCCTCCACCGCTTGACGCGACAACTCCAATGATCCGGCCAGGGCGGGCGGGACCTGCGGGGCCGGTAACATGGCAATAGGGCCAATGGGTAGGTCAGTCCCATCAAGCGCCTTTCTGTTTTGCAGCAGGTAGGCGTAATTATTATCTGCCCCGGTCATCGAATAGTAATCTTCAAATCCGGCGATCTGCTCTTGCAGGAAGATGGGCTTCTCGCGGGGAGACTGAGACACAATATCGGCCAGGTAGGACATTTGGAAATTACGCAACATCTGCGGGTCTTTTGCTAGCCTGGTTACTCCCTCATAATGCTCTTCGCCCTCAACATAGGCCCGTTCCCCATAAACTGGAATAATCGGGATATGCTGCCCTGCAATCACCTTTGATTCAAGAATTTCGCAACCCGAGCAGATATATTCTGTAACCTGATACTGCTCAATCTCTCGTTCGCTCTCGATGGTGTACCCTTCATCGAGCATTTCATCCATCACATCGGATAGCTCAGACTCGGCCAGCTCCAGCGTCTGCCCAAATGGATCAAGCATGGTCAGGATTTTTACGTCAACCTTCTCCCTGTGGTAAAACTTGGCGACATAGACGGTTTTGCCCTTCAGATACCAGGGGAACGTATAGGATTGCTCCGGGTGCTTGAACGATTCTGCAACATTGGTGACTTCTTCACCGGTCAGCTCCTTAACCAGCTTTTTGTAACCGTCCTCCGAATACGAGCACAGAACAGATACATAATCGGCGTCAGACTTATCCATCAGCCTTGCGCCTGGATCCCAAAAGACGCTATTGTTTGCTTCGAAGATCGGCCAGCGGTCAATTACTTGCCGCTTGTTGCCCGCCCGGTTGCTCTCGTAGCGAGTGAACAGCATCCACGCCCCCACGCCACAGACAACGGTTTCCTGCATTGCGTTGGCGTATGCGTTCAACGAGGTATTGGCGTTGTCATCGGTGCGGTACAGTCCATCCAACAACTCGGCGGCATCGTCCCGTGTCTCGTCCACTGGTTCAAAATCAACCTGAACGGGGTTCTCGGCAAGATCGGAAAGAATTTGCCGCCCTGCTTTTTTCAGGATGTTAAACTCGCCCCGATAGGTAAGCTGCGTATCATCAAGTAGCTCTTGATTCCATTGCGTGACAAAATAGAAGACCATATCATCAGCCGCACGCTGGCGAGTGACTTGCCCGGCCTGATACGCCTTATCGTGGTATTTTTTTATTTGCTGAAGATCTAATGGCATACCTATACTCTCCCGTGGTTGGGATGGTATTTGTACATTTTCTCTGCATCAATCCTTAATGCCACAGCGTCAGAGAATGAGACAGCAACTCCGACCTGATTATTTTTACCTTTTATTCCGATACTTACCACCCACCTGTTTTTAGCTTTGTTCCAACATACTCCCCTGACACCGCTCTTATTATCTTTTCTGTTTCTTGCGTTCTTGTTGTTTTCTGCTTGTGTAGCCAACCGTAAATTTTCTGGCCTATTGTTATACGTGTTGCCATCGATATGATCTATGTTTACTGGTGGCCACACATTATTGTAGAGAGCATATACTATTTTGTGGGTCGGGTATTTTCGGCCCATGTATTGTATTTTATGGTACCTTGACGCATTTGGTTTCGTTGTCCCTGCAATATCACCTAGTTTCCCGCGTGGGCCTGTAGTAACTTTCCAGTGTATAGCACCGGACCCAGGGGCGAGCCGGAAAACCCGCTTTATTTCGGCTAGATCAAGCGCCATTACCGGTTGTCTCCACCTTCTCTGGTCGCCTGCATTACCAGTGTCCATGAGCTGTTGTTAACGGCATTGTTGGTGACGGTAATTGTCCAGGGGCTACCGTCCCCAACCGGGTTAAAGTTGGTGCTGCCGGGAGTCGGTCCATCCCCATATAGCACACTGGTTTTTGCCGTGTTGTCGATGACATTTGCCCCGTTACCAGCCGCCGCGATAACCGTCAATCCGTCCGCATCCAGAATTTGCAGATCGCTGTTGTCGGTCGGCCCGGTTGCACCAGGGAGAATAGAAAACCTGGTGACTGTGTACCCGTTATCAATCGCGGCCTGCATGTTATCCGGGATGGTGTCAACTGCGGTTCCCGGCGTGGTGTTGTGGGTGCATGTCGCGTACAGGCGGACCACCTGCCGATTAGAGGAGTAGGCCCCCTTGGGAACCGTGCCATCGGCTTTGCCATCCACGCAGACCATCGCGGCGTTGGCCATGGACGGGAACATCAACATCACCAAAAGTATTGCTCGTTTCATCGTTATCTCCTCGTTCCTAATGGCCGCGCCCCATGCGGTCTGAGCACCGGGGGGCGCTTAACCGTCTGTGCGTTGACTGGTTGGTATGGTGTCCGCATCAGCATCATTACCGGATCGCCCAGATTTGGGCTATCAACCTTGAATTTTGATTTCATTTCCTGCTTGGTGTACAACTCGAACTTGCCATTCCCGTTCGGCTTAACCGGCATCCGACACAACTCAGAACGGAGCTTGGGTAATAAAACTAACCCACCATCAAACGACAACAGCGTGTCCGGGTCGTGGTATTCTTTATGCTCCACGGCGCGGTAAGTTCGGTAAATCCGTTGTCGTAGCTGGTGGTAATACTGTGCCCGCTTGTTTTTCAGCGCATCGGCGTTTGTCTTCTGGTCTTGGACCGCGGCCTTTTCGGCTGGCTCAAAAATTGCATCTGGGTTATCAACACCCTCAGACCCTCGGAACATGGCAACAATCTTGTTCTTGCCGTTAAATGCTGTAGTCACTTGCCGGTTGAGACCAACGCCCATCCCGTCACAGTCCCAGGTAAAGGCATCAACGCCACGAGACAGAGACAATCCTGTTGCCCAATCTCCACCCTCGTTTATGTCTCCGTGGTCCATTTCCTCCAGGCCAACCAGCACAGAACCATGCCGCATTGCCCACCCCTTATTGTCAGGGCCGGTGTCAGATGGATCATGCGCTGCAAACCTGATCCCCTCAGGCTTAAAACCGAGCGTCTTGTGAGCATCAACGCAAGCGTCAAACCACTCGGCCAGGATAAGGGCGTCCTCTATGGAGTCGTTAAACTCGCCCTCCCAGATGTGATCGTATTTGGCACGGGGCAGGTGTGCGAAATCCCATTGCCGCTGCGCCTCCAGCTCTGCTGGAAACCATGGATTATCCCGCCAGTTGATCATGATTACGAGGTGCATGTCATCCTCGTAATATCCCACTGCCTGGAGTTGAGCCCAGAACGGAACAATAAACCGCTTGCTAAAAGGGTCGGCGCTTGATCCGGGGTTTGCCGTGAAAATGAGCTGGCTGCCCGCTGCCCGGATCGTCGGAAGCAGATTGTCTATTGATTCTTGGCTGAGGGTTTGCGCCTCCTCGTTCCAAGCGTATTTAAAATCTTGGGCCGATTTTACGGCCTCAGGGTTGCGGGAGAAACCGCGAAACCGAAACCCGCCACCTGTGCCGCAGTTTATCTTCTGCTCGGTCACATCGAAACCAGCCAGTCCCATTCTCCCAATCAGTCCCTTGAGGAGCTTATGTACCGAATCGTCTATGCTGTTCTGATATTCGCGGCCACACAGAATGTCAGCCGCCTCTGTCTGGCATCGCATCAACAATACCCGCGCCGCGCTTTCAGATTTTGCCGAACCCCGCCCGCCCAACAATACGATAATCCTGGCCTTGGTGGTCAGGACTCGATAGAGCTTTTGTGGTATTTGTATGGTTGGCATTCCTAACAAACCTTAAATTGTATTCTCTAGGCCGGGGAACGGTCACTTTTCGTTGATATAGCTGGTTTAATACTTTGCTTAATCTGCTCCATTCCCGGAAGCATTTACTACCTCCACAACCCATTTATGCTCTTGTGGTCCGCCATCTGCCCCGGTTATCTCCTGAGAGACCTTATCCCCGTACTTCTTCGGTTTGAGCTTTGCAGCCAGCCATTTTCGCGTATCAAGTTGCAGCCGGGCCTTTTGCGGGTCGGTGGTGTTGTCGGCAATCTGCATCATTTCGTCGGCCATATAATCAGCCTGAGCCTCTTTCGCCCTCGCGTATCTCTGGCGTAGCTCCTCGCTTGCCGTCAGCCACCTGTCAATAGTCGTGTAGTCTGGGAGAGACAGTCCGTTATAACCTGCCCCCAAAATCGTATACAGCCCATTGGACGAGCATGCAATCTGTTCGCAAATATGGTCCATAACTGCGGATTGATCCCATGAGTGGGCATCGACCATCAGTGGGTGTTTCTCTGCTTGTTTCTTTGCCACGCCTCTTCCCCCAAAACAAAAAGCCCCGGCCTACCACTGGATTGTTCCAGCAGCAGAGCGGGGCTCTATTAAGCACAACTCGTTATTATCGCACAGGGCTAAAGCACGGTGCTTATTTACCTGACTTGCCCAAATTGTACTCTTTTTCAAGTAAAGATGCAAGCATTTTCGCCACTTGCCATAATATTTTTGCAAGTTTGTATTCGGGCATGATCAGACACGGGGCCGGTTATAAGTCCTATCAGGACACACCCAGAGATACACAAAATATAGAATGACAAGATATATCATGTTAAAACTCCCAGGTCAGCACGCATCCAATCCCCGCGCCGATCCCATAACCCGCCACGTCACCAGCGTCGAAGTGCTTGTCCGTCATCTCCTTGGCCGTCCCGATAGCAATAGCCGCCGCCACCGCCGCAATATCCGCACGCCAGCCGGTCAGCCCTGAGTATTCATGCACAAGGTACGATATACCCAGGCCGAACCCCGCGTGGATAACATCATCAAAACCGCTATGCTCGATTGTTTCGTTGGCCTGCCGCCAATTACCAGCCGCCGCTGCGGAGCAGCTGCCGAACAGCACCGTGAAAAATAGCATTACCCATGTTGCAAGTTTTTTCATTATCTCCCCCTGTTGCTACCAAATCCATAATAGTCTTGATACGCTTGTTCAAAACCATAACACGTCCGGCTGGTGCATATCGCGGTAGGTGGTTCTATGTTTTCCGGGTCGTCTGGGTTGTGCGAATGACAATAGCAGGCTGTCCCGGTGTTGTACCGCGACAAATCCTTACCGCATATCGTGCACACTCTGGGCATGTTGTTTGGCCTTTTAAATATCCCCGCCAGTGAGGTGCGCATTGGTTCGGGATGGTGCGCCATCGGGGCAACATGTGCCGGAAAATAATGGCGTTCCCTTTTCCCATCCCCACTAGCGGGGCACACGGTCCAGAGCCTGGCCTGTAACCGCGATAAATAACCTTACAGCGGATACCCCCTAAAATCAAGAAAAAACGCCGCCTTAATCTTTTTTTCATTGTTTATTCATTTTACCGCTTGACTCAACGCCCAATAGATGTTTATAATATAATCAAAGGCAAGCATATCGCTGGCCGTAACCGGGAGAGAGACCATGGCTGAAAAATATCACTACACACGGAGCGAAATGCGGAAACTCTTAATCAATACCCCCGGCGTTGACTTTGAAGAGGCCGACAGAATTTTAGAGGGCATAGAGCTACTTCCTTTCGTTGGGCTTAAGGGGGTGGCAAAGGTTTTGTCTATAATCTCCAAAGGGAAATAACCCCCACGGCCAGCCCGGAGCCTATGCCGGGCAAGGGAAAAACCATGAAATTCTCAATACAGATCAACACAGGAACGCACTCGCTGCACGTTGTCTGGTTTCATGGCCGCCTGTTTCAAACCGTTTCTTACTGCCTGTCCGGTGTCTCGGCGCAGGTTCTTTGTATTCCATATTATCAGGAGGGGTGATTATGTGGTATGAATTTTTTGTGTATTATGTTTTTGCGGCCTTTTTCTTTACTGCGGTGGTTATCGTGGCCGCCGTGGTTACAATCAACACCAATCAGGAGGATTAAAAAACATGAAAACTACCCTTAACAAAATACGCGAACATTCGCCGTGCAAAAATGGTTGGGAAAAACTACTAACTACCCTCGGAAAAACAAAGGCGGATGATGACCCGCTTGACTTGCTCGCTATCCTGGACAGCAACGGGCTTGATGATACCTTGTGGTGCCTCCGTGCTGTTGATGGGCATGGCGCGGAAATACGAAAACTCGCTTGCGCTTATGCCCTAATGGTCGCTGACCTTTGGGATATGCCAGAAGTGGTCCGCGAATATCTGGAAACCCAAAAAGAAGAATTGCGGGCTGCTGCGTGGGATGCTGCGGGGGATGCTGCGTGGGATGCTGCGGGGGATGCTGCGTGGGATGCTGCGCGGGCTGCTGCGGGGGATGCTGCGTGGGATGCTGCGCGGGCTGCTGCGTGGGATGCTGCGGGGGCTGCTGCGTGGGATGCTGCGCGGGCTGCTGCGGGGGCTGCTGCGTGGGATGCTGCGCGGGCTGCTGCGTGGGATGCTGCGTGGGCTGCTGCGGGGGCTGCTGCGGGGGCTGCTGCGTGGGATGCTGCGCGGGCTGCTGCGGGGGCTGCTCAAACCAAAATGCTATTGGATACTTTGAGGGAGGATTAAGCCATGATCAAATACGATGTTACACCCGAGGAGCAAGCCATTATCTCCCTTATCGCAGACCGCGCCCTGAAGTGCGCCCACCGTGACCGCCTCGCCATGCAGATGTACATCACGGCCTGTCACTGTAACGGCTGCCCTCTGGACCTTGACGGGCTGCTCAACGCCAGCGACAAGGACTTTTTGCATGATGTGTTTTTCTTGATCGACCGGGGCCTGGATCGGGCAACCGGTAAATTATCTTGCGAGACTACCCCACGGTTCGCGCTGGTGCCAAAATGACCGGGGAAGAATACAGGGCCATCCGCAAAGAAATGCGCCTCACACAGGCCGAACTAGGTGTTACTCTGGGTATGTCTCAACAGGCGATAAACCGGATCGAGAACACCAGGGGGCCAACTAAGCAACAGGCAGCCGCTATACTTGTACTACAGGCTTACCAACGGTTAATTACGGCTTTGATATCCCAATAGCCTGTAAAATCTCATCAAAGTTAGCAACGATCTGGTAGTGCCCGGTCCAGGTTGTTTCGAGCTTTTTTTGACTCTGCTTCTTTGCTGACTCCAGCACCCGCCCTGTTTTTTTGCTCACTGCGCCACCTGCTTTCAACTCTATCCAGTACGTCCTGCCCTTAAAGCCAACAAGCAAATCATCTTTTCCGGTTTCCACAGTAACGCCTGGAATTGATCGCAAAGCCTTGACTATCTCGGACTGGTTCGTGTCGCAGCGGGCAGCGTATCTATTTTTCCCCACGTTGATATCTGCCCCTTCCTTTTTTAAGCATATCTTGTATATTGTCTGACTGTGTTCCTATGAACAAGTGCTCTGGGTTGACACAAAGCCTGTTATCACACCTATGCAAAACGAGCATTCCTTCTGGTATTACTCCAACATGGGCAATATATGATCCTCTGTGTGCGCCGATATATTCTCCTTCGTAACTTACTCTTCCGTATCCATTCCCGCCTTTTTTGCTTCCGCTCCAAATCCAACAACCTGTTTCCTCGTCTATTTTATATCTTATCTTCTCTTTCAGGTTGATTGGTTTTCTTCCTGACCCGGCCCTGTACCCGCCAGTATTTTCATATCGTGCTTTTTTATCGCAGCCACACGACTTTGGTGGCCTACTCCTCAGCATGATCCCAAGATATTTTTTTTCATTTCCGCAATCGCATCGACACAACCATACCGCCTGGCCCTTGGGGTTGTTTTTTTCTCTGCCAACAACCGTCAAAGTGTTAAACTTTTTCCCTTCCATTTCAACAGTTTCCATATGATGCCTCCTCTTTTATATCCGCATCATACAACTATATCTATTTGATTGCAAACATATTGCGGACACTTTTGCGGCGCGGCGGTACTTGCTCAAGCAATCTCCTTTTCGGCGGCTGGTGGTGTCCGGCTAAAGCCGCCCGTTATTTCTGGCGTTATGCCGGGCACAAACACACTTCGGTGGCACACTCTCTCCCACATGGCATCAGAAAGAAATCAATCTCCCAGACCTAAGAAAACTGGTTATCGCTTTTTGTCCTTCAAGGTATTTTGCAAAATATTCTTTCCCTCTCGGGTCCGATTCGTGCTTGCGGCATTTATCTAAAAAATGTTCCTGCGCAATGCTCAACTGGATAACTGCCGTAGGTATTTTTACATATCCCCAAAAAGCCATAATTATTTTAAACATAAACACCTCCGGTAAATTAATCGAAGCTAATCACATCGATTGTATCTGTGTTGATATTCCCCACCTTTAACACCGGGTTACTCGATCCAAGCAGCCAATCTTTCAGTTTAAGCTCTCCACCGCCGAGTTCGTAAACGGTGGTAAGTTTTCCCGTGTGCCCAATTTCAACGACCACATCAAGCCAGTCATCATCGTCAGGGTTCCACCGGATAAAATCTCCGTGTTCGAGCCGACTCCCCCACTTATCAAGATAAACAGATGGGAATTTTGTGCCTATCCCCAAAGCCACATCAAGACCGGCCATAACAAATCCCTCCATCGGACCCGGTAAACGTGCGCGGCGTTCCGGCTGGTCCTGGGCCGGTTATTCTGCCGATCATTACACGCATAATATCACGTTTTTATGCGCACTAACAAGCTATTTCTACCGATCATTTTGCCGATCTTACTTGTTCACTAAAAATGAACAAACTAAAAAAGTGTACAATCATTTCCTCCACTCATGCACGGCGCATGTGCCAAAAACAATATCAACCAGGAATTTTCCGAGGCCGCAACATTGCCCTTCCTCTGAATCACGCAAAAACTTACAGTTTCCGCACACTGGCAACTGACTTTTTAACCTGTAGTGCTGGAACTCCTTCGCGTATTCCACATCGTCCACCTTCGTTTTAACTTACGACCTCAGAACATCGTTTGCAGTAAAACCGTGGCATTCCGTTCCCTGTCCAAAAAAGATACTTCTGGTGCAGCCGTCCACACATCGGGCATTTGCATTCCCACAACGCCTCTTCTTCTCTCCGCCTGCATTCCTTTTTTCCTTCGTCCAGGTTATAAACCGCGAATTGTATCTTTTTCCCGCCCTCTAGCACCCCGCCCTTCATCGTTTGGCTGATCTTCCACCCATTGGCCCGGCATTCGCTAACAACGGCTGAGAGCCGCTGTATTCCCTTTTTTTCGGCCTCCTGGTAATCTAGCGTTCCCTCTGCAAGCATGGTGATTACTCTTTCGCATTGTGGATTCATTGGCTTCCCCCTCGAAAAACCTATTTATCTTCCCACCTTACGCAGTTATGGCAGTACTTCATCAAGACAAGTGTATCCGGGTATTTCCTCCGGCTCAACTCCTTTATAGCCCAGGCACTTTCGCCGCACCGCAAGCAGTAGTGCAAGTACCACTCCCCATCGTTCAGCCCTTTCTGGCAATCTTCGCAAATCGGGATCGTGAGTTTGTCGATGATTGTTTCTATCCCGTGTTGGTCTTTGGTGCCCATCGGGATAACGAGGTAATCAATGGCCGCATGTTCGGTGCTGTCGCATGGTCCGTGGTTTAACTCGCAAATGGTGCCTGCTGCGAATTCGGACAACAAGATGATTTTTTCTTCTTGTGACATGCAAGCGTCCATTTTTTTACCCCCTCCTAATCTCGTCAGCAAGTGCCGCGCTGTAGTTCTCGGCCAATTTGGCGCATCGGTTCTGCTCTGCC